ACCATCTGACCAGTCACAGGGTCATATCTAAACTGAGAAGCTCCAAACTTAGTCGTCATGCCAACAGGACGGAATTGAGCCGCTTGTTTGGCAGCAGCAGTCTCAGCATCCACTCGTGCTTGAGCGGCTTGTGTAGCCTCCCTAGACTGTTGCATCTGTAGCAGATTACCTGCTGTGCCCAAACCACCAGAAACAAGTTGAGATATTTGTTGAGCAGTTAAACCACTTAACAAACCTGTTGCACCTGGCAACAAAGAAGTTAATGTTGAAAGAGGAGTAACAGAAGGAGTTACAGATGGAGTAACTGAAGGTACTACAGGAGGCACTACAGGAGGTGTAACTGTTGGGGGAACAACTGGAGGTGTGACAGGTGGTGGAGGTATTACCTGATCTATAGGAGGCGCTACAGTTGGTGTTACTGGAGGGACAAGTTCAGTAGGTGTAATAGCACTTGCACCTGCGTTTAACAGTTCAAACTGAGTAGCCGCATCTGCCGCTAATTTAGCCGCTACAGAATCAGCAGTAATACCACCAGCCGCACCTGTCAATAATCCACTACCACCAGTTAAGCTCGTAATTGTAGGTACTGTTGCACCAGTAGTTAAAGCTGTTCCTAATGTACTTGCTCCCGCAGTACCTCCAGCACCACCTAAAGCTAAATCTAGTTGAGCTAATTCAGCCGAAGATAATCCTGTCGTACCTGCTCCAGAAAGTAGGCCTGCATCTGCCAATGCTTCACCAGCAAAGGTTGTTGCACCTGCACCACCAGTTAATAAGCCACCTGCTCCAAGAGCCGCAGCTTCAGAAAGTGCAGTTGCACCAGCAGTACCACCAACACCACCAAGAGCTAGGTCAGCCGCAGCAAGTTCAGACGCTGAAAGTCCTGCAACTGTTCCTGCAGCACTTCCACCACCAACAACTGACGACAAGTCAGGCATACCGAACATCAAACCACCAGCCGCCAATAAGAATGGCAACATTGAGTTATCAACTTTTTGTTGTGTTCCAGTGCGCTCTATTTCACCAGAGGGGAGATATTGGTTGTACTTACCACCAACCATGTTCTCGGCAGATTTGTAAGTAAAGATATTCTCAAGTGCGCCAACTTGTTGGTTTTCACCATCACCAGTTACTTGAAAGTTAGGTTGATAAAAAGTATCACCCAACTTTAAAGTAGAACCTGGTGCTAAGTCAGTTCTTTGAGTTAAAGCCTTAACAATGTCAGCTTCAGTAATGCCATATTGAGACATTTGCTGATTAACTTGCTCAGGAGTTGCATTTTTATTCGTATCAATCCATTGATTGATGTTCGCCAAATAATCTATATTATTTTTTGATGCGTAATTTGCTGCTGCAGAAGTCGCCATGATTTTTCCTTACAAATTGCCTGTATTGGTTGATGGGAATGCTCTGTTATCACCCCAAATAATGCGTATAACACCACTTCCACCAGCTCCTGCTTGTGCGCCTGAAGATCCTGCTGCTCCAACAGTAATTGAGTATGTATCGCCAGGTGTTACAGAGATGCTGTTGGCATAGCGAAGGCCACCACCTCCACCACCACCACCAGAGCCACCACCGCCTGCTCCGTAGTTGCCACCATTTCGGTTTACATTTGAATCAGCCGCAGTACCGCCACCTGATCCACCGCCACCACCAGTTGCATAGTTTGATACTGGCGCTCCACCACTTCCGCTAGAGCCTTCTCCGTATATCCCTACGCCACCGCCACCAGATTGAGTAAAAACATTATTTATAGCGCCACCACCACCAGCACCGCCAGAACCTGAAGAGCCACTGTAGTTGTTGTAATTGCCACCTGCGCCACCATTACCAGAGTAACCACCTGCGCCACCACCGCCACCTGCGCCTGCGCCAGAGACAAATCCACCAGCGCCACCATTACCGCCACCAATATTTCCGCTAATAGCTGTACCAGTACCGCCAGCGCCAGATCCATAAGGATCACCTGCGCCACCACCATTTGCAGTAATAACACTTCCAAATGATGATGCTCCACCATCTGTAGCACCATTGCCACCTCCACCTCCACCGCCACCAACGCAGAGAACATAAATCTTGGTGACGTTATATGGAACGTACCATGTGTAAGTTCCAGCCGTTGTGAAGACAACCTCTCCCAAAGGAGTTGTTGTTCCAACTAAGAAGGTGTTGAGCGAAGCAAACATTATGGTGTGTAACCTTGTACTGCTGTGCCATACCAATTTGTGCCATCAGACACAAATGAGAAGATGTCCATTCGTGCCGCAGTAGAAGTCATAATTGGTGCAACAATAGAGTTCCACTTAACACTTGTAAAAGTAGCCGTACCGCCACCAGTGGTAGCCGCTTGTTTGAGCAACAAAATAAATGACTTACCCGCAGTAGCAGTAGGCATTGTGAATGTGCAAGCAGTAGATGCTGTCAATGTTGCAGTCTGGACAGTGCCATTAGTCAACGACAAAGTGCTAGAGCTAGTAACAGTACCAATCGCAACAACACCTTCTGTATAGTTGTTAACAGTAGGGTTGGTCAATGTCTTGTTTGTCAGAGTCTGAGTGTCTGTAGTGCCAACAACAGCGCCAGTAGGTGCGCTAGATGTATCAAACTTAGTCGCAATAGCAGTTTGAATATTGTTGAACTCAGTATCAATCTCAGTACCCTTAACAATCTTTAAAGGATTGCCAGAAGTAAGATTGTCTTTAGTCGCAAAGTCGGTACTTTTAGTGTAATTGCTCATGCTATTTTTCCATTCTTAGCTTGGATTTCAATCTTCTGGATCGACAACTGCGCTCCATCTATAACAAGTTCATAACCAGTCTGAACAACTTTTCCAGAACCAGTTGCAGGAACAACCAAAGTATTTAGTGCAATTCCGTCAGAGTAATAAGCGACAGTTGTTGCATTAGCTCCATACTCAGCAATGTTGTATTGAGCAACACCTTGAAGTGGGATTGTTGCATTGGCACTCAAATAGTTACTCTTGAAATCAAAGCCCCACTTAATAGTGATTGTTTGATTTGTTCCACCAATAACAACGGCAGAAATCTTCTTGAGAATAGATGTCTGATTAACATTCCCAAGGTCTGCATTGTTTGTGTAGTACATCATGCGATATGAAGACTGATAATCAGAGTACCCTGTATACGTTCCAACATAGCCGTTCTTGCCAATGTACAATTCACCACTTCTGCGAGATAACAAAGCAGTAGGAGTTATAGAGTCCCATGTAGTAACTCTTGAAGAACCATCTTGCAACTGCAACTTAGTGTCAAAACAGTAAACTGATTGAGTCAGTGGCAGTGTCAGCAAGTAAAAGCCTTCACGCTCGGAATAAACAGACTTGATGCTTGACAATGTTTGTGCAGAAACAGTAGTCATCAAATCACTGCGTACATTCTTAGATAGATCACGCTCAGGAGCAGACTTCTCTTGGATAGTCCTCATCAAAGAACGAACACCACTGTTTGACAAGAAGATCACATCAGAACTTGTTGTCTGAACAGTGTCTCGGCCTAAGCAACCAATACCGCCAATGGTGTCGTATAAGACCATTGTTGATGGCGTAGTTGCACCAGAATAAACAAGGATCTGACGTTTACCAAAGATAAACAAAAACCCATTGTGAGCTGCTAATGCTTGTACTTCATCAGCACCATTAGGCCAAACCTGATTGACATTCAATGAGCCAGAAGTGCCACCTGTCCAAATATGACCAGTTAGCAGATCAGAGAAAGTAACTGTTGTTTTGTCAGTAGTGCTGTTAGCAACCCACAAGCGACCAAAGGCAGATATTGCCAAGTTAGCAGAAGGAACACTACCTGCATAACCAGTCTTCTCACTTACTCTGCGAAAAGTAGTGGTGCTTACTGCGGGGTCATAAATTAGAGGATCGTGTGCATTTTGGAAAAAGTAAGTGATGCCATTCAGAGATGCACACTGCCAATTGTTTGCAGTAATGGTTGGAGCAGTACCGCCACCACCATAGGTCAACTCAGTCACAGCATTAGCAGTGCCAAGTTTGAATAACTTATTGTTGCCAGCAAACAAAACAGTCAAAGTCCCATCTGTCTGGACTAACTCATGAATTACACCAAT